AATAGTAATTGTAGGAGCTGCAGTATAATCTTCTCCACCAGTTATAACCGTAATTGTATCCACGGCATCTCCATCCAAAGCTGCAGTAGCCGTAGCACCAGAGCCACCACCTCCAGATATCGTTACGGTTGGAGCGGATGTATAACCTGATCCCCCTGAAGTAACAGTAATTGTTCTAACTTCAATAAGTGGCTTTACTACAATTTGTCCTAGATCATAATTCTTTTCTAAAATCTTACCTTTAAATGGTGGATTACTAAATGTGAGAGGAGAGCTTCCAGTATCTGGCACAGCTACAATATCGTTTAGATAGAATTTACTATGGAAAGGTCTATTTGATAAAAGCACAGTGTTTGGATAAAACTTCTTTGCTAGATCATATACTTCTTGGTAATTTAAAGGCCAACCTTGAGTCCTTAATTTATCATTAAGCAGATAGAACATCCAATAATAATCTACTGTATCATACAAATATTGAGATAAAGTATCTGGTCTATAGCCATCAGGTATCTCAAATTCTTCATAGAACGATACATCATCTGCAACCTGATCAATTAGATCAACATAGGTTGTTAGATTTTGGAATGCGGAAGGCGCAACTTCATCTCCAAAGTTGTAATCAACAACTGGAATATTAGTAAATATACTCATTAGTATCCCTCCACTGCTACATCATACTTGTGTAGAGTTCTTTCCTCAATAAAGTTCAATGATATATCTGTTTCTTGTGGATTACCATCTGTATGGAACGCCATTGAATTAGGGTTATAAACTACATCAACACTTTCAAGGAAACATGGTAGAATGCCAGTTGCTACTCTCTTACCGCCATATGAAAGTTTAATATCAAATTTAGACGGAAATCTATATGCTGCAGATACATTGGAAATAAATCTAGCTTCTGGATACATTTCTTCTCTAAAGAATTGGACAATCTTCTTCGCTTCATCAGCTTCACGTTGTGAAGTTGGAATCATTTTAAATGCAAATCTAAATTGACGTAATCCAACACCACGTAGTGTGGCTCTTCTATTTGGGTTTACAGAAATACCTGTTGTTGTTTCAATAGCTCCAGCTACTGGTCCTGAAAGATTTCTTGCAGCACGTAGAGTTGCGACTTGGGCTGCTTCAGATCTTAATCCTTGTTGGAAAGCATCTTGAATAGACTCAAAATCTGGTAGAGTAGCTCCAGCAATTTGTTTTAAAATTTGACCAGCAGTCAAATCACTAGAAATTGCTTGAGCAGCAGTAGCACCTACATAACCTAAATCAACATTAGTATATTCTACTCTATCTGAAAATTGAATAGATTGAGGTAGATATAAAGAACAAACTCGACCAGAACCAATTTGCTTAGGAATTTGATTAGTTGTAGTACTTAATTTCCTATCTGCTTTTAATCTTTCGGTCTTGCCTCTTCCGACTCTTCCTCCCGCGTTTGTACTTTCACCAGTAATAAAGCCCTGAAATAATTCCCCTAAAGCTTTAGACTCAGTTCTATACGCTTTAAATGTAATACGACCTTTGTAATCTCCTTGATCTTCTAAAGGAAATTTAAAATCGTATTGAGACAGACGTCCTGTTGGCCTTGCTCGTGCGTTCATGGAATATCCTAATAAATACAAAAAACTTAATGTTATTTATAAGGTAATCATGGCATACTCTGGAAAGTTCAAACCGAAAAATACTAGTAAGTACAAAGGAGATCCAACCAACATTGTTTTTAGATCTTTATGGGAATACAAAGCTTTTAAATGGTGTGATGATAATAGTCAAATCAAAAGCTGGTCTAGTGAAGAAGTAGTGATACCTTATTTGTACGAAGTGGATAAGAAATACCACAGATATTTTATGGATCTCAAGATTACATATAAAAATGGTAAGACAATATTAGTTGAAATTAAACCAGAAAAAGAAACTAAACCACCAGAGTTCAAAGGTCGTAAGACAAAAAGATATATCAACGAAGGTATGACATATATTAAGAATATGAATAAATGGTCTGCTGCTCAAAACTATGCCGCAGACCGGGGATGGGGGTTTGAGATATGGACCGAGAATCACCTACAGTCTCTTGGTATATTACCTAAACCTAAAAAACGTTATAAACCATTAAAGCCTTTAAAGCCCCTGAAAAAATAGATAAATAGTAGCATGTCAAACTTATTTAAAAATCTAGAATTAGAAGCATTTAGAGCTGGTATTACTCCTCGAACTAGACAATCGAGAGATTGGTTTCGTCGTAAGGCACAACGTTTAGGGCGAGTCAATCGTAATCAGCTAATGAAAGAAGAACCTATTGAACTCAATAACCGTAGAATTATTGGTTCAATGCAAATGTTTTTCTATGATCCAAAACTAAAAAAGGAATTACCATTTTATGATGCGTTTCCTTTAGTGATTGTAATTGGTCCGGCCAAAGGTGGATTCTTAGGATTGAACTTACACTATCTTCCACCAACATTACGTGCTAAGTTTCTTGATGCTCTATTAGATGTGACAAACAACGACAAATATAATGAAGATACTAGATTTGATATTACATACAATATGATGAAGCGAGCAACTAAGTTTAAATATTTTCAGCCATGTATTAAGCACTACCTAAACAAACATGTAAGAAGTAGATTTGCTATAGTACCAGCGCCTGAATGGGAAATTGCTACATTCCTACCCACAGCTGATTGGCAAAAAGCATCTGCAAGTCAGGTGTATTCTGATTCGAGGAAGAAAATTTAATGGTCCAGTCTATTGATCAGTTTAAAAGTTTAATTAGTAATAAGCAAGGTGTTGCTCGTTCTAATCTTTTCCGAGTTAATTTGCCAAGTCTTCCTGGTGCAAGATCAGAAGAATTAAATATATTGTGTAAAGACGTTCAGTTACCTGGACGTCAAATCTTAACCAATGAACGCCAAATTGGTATGCAGAATGTAAAGGTACCATATGGTTATGCAGTACAGGATGTATCAATGACATTCCATGTATTGAACGACTATGGTGTAAAGGAATATTTCGAAACTTGGCAGAACTTAGCAGTCAACCAGAATAGATATGAAGTTGGTTATCAAAAAGGTCTTGGTGGTTATGCTAGAGATATTACAATCGAGCAATTCCGTAAAGTTGAAAGACTACCAAGAAGATTTACACAAGAATTAAGACAAGATACTGGACTAAAACAATTCTTACCAAGACTATCTGATTTTGAATTGGCTAGAGATATTTTTGGAGTACAAGATCAAATAAGCGACTTAGTAGTATATAAATGTAAACTAATTGACGCTTATCCAACCAGCTTAAATGCTATACAATTAAATAATGAACTTGACGGTATTGTTGAAGTTAACGTTGGCATATCATATACAAACTGGGAAACACCATTTGTATTATCACCATCAAATATTAAACAAGCTGTCGCAACTAAAATTACAGATACAATTGTAGGGTTCATAGACGATTTAAATCCATTTAGATAATGAGGTAAATAATGGCACTCCCAAAGGTTAATGACGTTCCAAAATACGAATTGATTATACCATCAACACAAAAAACTATTAGATTTAGACCTTTTTTAGTTAAAGAACAAAAAATACTTTTAATGGCTCTTGAAACACAAGACCAAAAACAAATATTAAATTCAGTATTAGATACAATGAAATCTTGTATTATTGATGAAATTAATTTACATAATTTAACTACATTTGACGTTGAATATATTTTTACTAAAATTAGAACTAAAGCTGTTGGTGAAACTTCAAAGGTTGGATTAAACTGTACAAGCTGCGAAGAACAAAATGAAGTTAATATTAATTTAGATAGTATTAATTTGGATGTAAGCGCTGTTGATAAAAAAATAATTTTAAATGATGATTATACTATTCATGTGAAATTTCCAACTTATAATGATGTAACAAATAGTGAACTGGATTATGACACCGCAACTGAACAACTATATAGCACTATGATTGCATGTTTAGATAAGTTAATCACAGAAGATGAGCAAATCGATTTTAAAGATCAACCTAGAGCAGAAATAGAAGATTTTTTAGAAAGTCTCACGGGTGAACAGGTGCAAAAATTAATGGAATTCATACAAAGCATTCCATCGATGAAGTATGAAGGAGAATTTAATTGCACTTCTTGTAATGAAAAAAACGAATTTAAACTACAAGGAATGCAGGATTTTTTTTAATAACTCTCTCCCATGATACGTTGACTAATTATTATCAATCAAATTATCAGTTAATGCAAAATCATAAATATTCTTTACAAGATCTGGAAAATATGTTACCATGGGAGAGAGAGATTTATTTAAGTATGTTAATTGATGAATTAAAACAACAACAAGAAGAAGCGCAGAGACAGCAAATGAGTGGATCAATCTAATGTCATCACTAGCAGAAATTAGCAAAGAGCTTAAGCAGCAGTCTGCTGATATTGCAGACATGAAAGAAAATATTGCAGCTCAATTAAAAGCTGAAATCATGGCTCAAAAACAATATAATAGAGAATCTGGAAAAAGAGAAGAAGCTAGACGAGAAGCTTCTCATAAAGCTAAAAGTCCTCAAGGGCTTAAATCTGGATTCATGCAAGGATCAGGTTTAACTGGCGCAAGTGGATTATTAGATGGATTTATGAAAGGTTTCTTTGGGGCTGGTAGTGGTATTTTAGCTGCAGTTTTAGGAACAGTGGGATTGGCCGCAGGAAAATTAGTAAAAGGAACAGTGTTAGTTGGATTGCTTTCAGCGTTTGGAGAAAAAGCCATCACAGCATTGTTTGACAAGTTAGATGGAACAGCTTTAGATTTTAATCTAACTAAAGAGCAAGAAGATAAATTTGCTAAGAATGCTACTAACGGATTAATGGCTTATCTAGTTACTGGATTAGTATTTAGAAATCCATTAATTAAACTTGGCGCTGGACTAGTTTTATTCTTTAAAGACGAAGTTATGTCAACTCTTTATAAATTATTTGGAGTTGAAGTAGTTAATACTAGAGCTGATGGAACTGGTGGAACAACTCTTAGATATAAAAACTTTTTTGGAGAAGGTGAATTAAATCTTCCACAAATGAGTGAAAACATAGAAAATTCTGTAATAGCTATTGGAATTGGTTTTATTGGTTGGGCTTCTATGAAAATAGTTAATGGTTTAGCATGGATTATGCGTGGTGGTAAAACTAGAGCTCAAGCAAAATTTGATAAAATGCTAAAAGCTCAAGAGGCTTCTTTCGCTAAACAATTAGACGACATGGAAACAAAAGTAGCTCGTCAACAAGACATGATAGAAAGAATGAATAAGTATGGATCACAGCGGACACAAGCTGGGATTAATCAACGCCAAGCGATGGCTTTAGCAGAAATAGATACTATGGGTGGCCAGTTAGGCCAGTATCAAGATGGCGACACTGTAAAGTATGCAACTAAAAAAGGCCAAGTCGTTGATGCTCAAGTTATTCGAACTTTACCTAATGGGTTCGCTCAAATTCAAATGGATGGCGGTCCAAAATTTGCTGTTGATACTAGCACCATTGCTTCAATTGAAAAAACAGCAACTGGCGGAGGGCCACAAGCTAATCGTTTACAAAAAGCTTTAAGAGCATTAGGATTTTTAACACCTGAAGGACTTCTTGAAGAAGGACTAGCAGCAGGTGGAAAAGCTACGAGCGGAGGCTTTGGTAGAGGACTATTAAAAGCTGCTGGAGTTGTTGGATCACTTCCAGCCCAATCTTTCTTCGCTGTTTTAAGTGGAGTGTTTGAAAATCAAGCTGGAGATGGAACCCTAAGCGGTCCACTTGATATGGCTGCCACCGCTGTCATGCAAAAAATAATAGCAGGAGACGCAACAGGAGCTGTTAGCGCTCATAAGTTATTTAAAGATCTCTATAATAATCCTTTATATAAAGGACTCGCATTACCAGAACATGATGTTTTAGCTTCAATGTCTGGTAAAGATTTAACAATGTTAGCGCAATCCCAGAACTCTACAGTAAAAGGTTCTTTAATGCAAAGAGCTAGAGCAATTAGTCAAGCAGAACTAGCAGCTGGTAATATGGGTGGGGTTAATTTAAGTCAATATGCTCAAGGATATCGCAGTGAAGGTGGAGTTACATTTATTGATCGAAGTGTCCACGATTATTCAAGCAAAACTACTGCAGTACAAAATGAAAATAAAACTTTTGCATCTACTCCAGTTGGATATGATAGACTAGATCAAGTTATGACTAGTAGAATGATGCGTCAATATGCTGGATTTAGAATTGGTAGTAGACAATTCTAATAAAAAAGGCCCCGAAGGGCCTTTTCTTTAATCCTCTGCTGCCAACTTAGCAAAGTAACTCATTGTATCGTCTTCATCCATCGAGGATTCAGCCGTACTCATAGTAGGAGCAGGAGCTGAAGCCGCAGTTGGCGCGGAAGCTGAGGGAAAGTCAGGAATCTCATCATCAAGTTCCTCAACTACCTTACGAGCAATAGGTGAAGATGATTCACCAAGAACCAAAGACAAACGAGCTTTGAGCTCATCATAAGTCTTATAGTTCTTTGGATCAGACCACTCTGAAAGATCGTGCTGTTGGTTATACACAGCTTCTTTACCGTCTTCATCACCAGGAAGTAGTTCAGAAGGAGTTTTGAATGAAGAGGCATCGTAGTTTGGATAACCTTCAACCTTACGAATCTTTAGAGTAAAGTCAGCACCATTCCACATGTCAAATGGATTTACAGGTGCTTCATCAGGAAACTGTGGTTGCATTGAATCCATAATCTTATCAAAGATTTTTTTACCAAAGCGATACAGTTTTACCTGACCCTCATTCTCTGGATTTGCTGGATCTGCAACGATAAGTACGTTAGCAACATAACGTAGGTTACGTTTACGTTCGCGCACTGTACGCTTTGCTTCATCAGATCCATCTTCATTCCAAAGACGTGAGTTCATTTCAGCCAACGGATCTTGTTGGCCAATTGATGTCAATGATTTTTCTACGTACCATTGACCTGTTGGGCCCTTAAAGAAGTGGTCCCAATAACGCACCCAAGGAGTAGGCGCATCAGCGTCTCCAGGTAGGAAACGAATTACAGCATAACCGTTACCAGCCTTATCACGTGTAGGCTGCCAAAAGCGTGTATCTTCTGTACGGGATTGTTGACCTGTACCGTCTTGTGCTTGTTGAACAAGCGATGTAAGATCAGTACGTTTGGATTTAAGTGCTGCGAATGACATGTGTATTTCTCCGTATATTAATGTATGTCTTATTGTCCACGTTATAATTCTATCATAATATAAATTCGATGTAAACTACTTTTTGTGTATCCAGCAAACTAAAACTTGACGTTCGCCTGCTGTTACTTTATTTATCTGATGGGGCGTAGTTTTGGCATTGAAAAAGATTGTTTCCCCAACATTTAGTTTGATTGTATCACTATACAATTCATCCGGTGTCCATATGACAAAGTCTCCACCTGTAAGATCCTCTGTCATAGAAATAATAGTTGATGTAGAATATTCTCTACCACCACCTCTACTGTCGTTAATATGATCTATATGTTTTCTAAAATGGTCTCCAACACCATATTTTAAGAATTGCATTTCCTTTAAAACATAATCATTAGCATTAAGTTCAGGATTCCAAACTTCTACAAGATTAAGAAGAGCTTGGGAAATGTCTGGAAATTCTTTTGGATCTATACTTTTTAAAATAGTAGACCGGACTCTTTTATCAATCCGAGTTTTCCCACCACCATAAACACCAGCCTGTATTTCATCAACATCCCAATCAACTAATTCTTCTAAAGATTCATAAGGAACTACATTCTGTCGTAAATATAATTTATCCATTTTCTTTAAATCAATATTGTAAAATTCCATAGCTCAATCAAATGGTAATGAGTTTTGTTGGGGCAAAAAGTTTAACTTCATAGCCTCTGCCTCCAACTTGTTTTTAATAATAGGTGATATAAACTTACGTACATCTTCTAAGTCTACATCATGCTTTTCACAGAGAAAAATGATAGCATCCATATAGGATGATTTATGATTCTTCACTGTCTTCTCTATCATTTTTCCGAATTCGCTTTTTGTTAAAAACTGCTTTTGCTCTTGCATGGTCCTCAGCTGCCATTTCATGTGTGTATTCTTCTCCCATATCCGGATAGAAAACTCCTGGAGTTCTCTTTGGAGTTCCATCAGGATAATATGCCATTGCTACGCTACGAAGGCGTATACTGTTTTGCTTTTCAGCTCCATAACGATGATCTCTATAAACGCCGTCATTTAGATAACGTTGCAAATTGAAAACATAAGTTTCAGTATCCCAATACTGACGACGAAGACCAGGATCTTTACTATCCTTACAATCTTTCAAAGCAGCCAAAAGATCTTTCTGTTCTTTTAGCCATTCTTTGACTTTGCGAGGAGCCAGTGGATGATCAGCATCTAGATCTCGAATGGATTCATCAATAGATAAATTCTTTGCAGGACCACGAGCCTCACGTGCTTTTGCAAGACGTTCAACCATTGCTGCCTTTTGCTCATCTGTAAGTTGTCTTTTCTTACGACGTTTGATTGGTTTCACCGTAGAGTTCTTTGATAGTTCTTCACGGATTTGCATACGTTTAGATTTACGAGCCATATTGATTCCTCCATCATATAATATTATTCTATCACATTTTTACGCAAATGTAAACAAAAAAGTTTTGTTTGGAATCAATTACTTATCATCAATTGGAAAAAGTTCAATTTCTCCATCTTCATTTCTTTCCCAATTGACCATACCCTTGTCTACAAGGAACATGATTGTGTTTTCAATTATATCATCTTGATTTTTAAATTCTAGAGATCTTCCAACCATAAAGGCTGCAGCACTAGCTGCAAAGAATAAAAACAACATAACAGCTTGAGTTGAAACAAAAATCATGTATTCCTCCTTGTAGTTACAAATCTATTTATATCAGCTAAAAGAGATGACGCTATCAACTCGGAAAGATCGCCATTCGCCTTTATTGACATCCACAACACGGATGACGTCTTCAGAATAGCCACGGCTTCCTGATTCAGTATTAGCATCTTTAAATCCTTCAGGAATAGCTGACTCTTGTAGAGTACACATCATATCACGTTCTTCACCATTTGTTTTCTTAAAAATTACACGGCAATCACGTTTACGAAGTTCATTAATCATATCTGTACGGTTCACTGTAATCTCCTCAGTATCATAAAATATTCCAGTCATTGATAAAATTCCTTAAATCTTTTGAGTTGTTTATAACGAAAGACTCTGGCCCTCCTGTGTTGATTGATACATCTTTCCAATTAGATAGTGTAACAATTCTTTTATTATAGTGATATGCTATTTGCTGACCTAAGCCTTCATAGCCAATACAAAGTCTAGCATTCCTTATAGTAGAAAATACCTGTTCAATATCCATTCTATAATCTATGTAATGTACTTCATTACTTGTAGAAAGTATGTCAAAAAAATCTGACTTATCAATTGGCATTTTATCATGTGTAACAGGATCGAAATTGCTATATGGATGCCAAGCTGCAATGTAAGGTTGAGATTGTGGCTTTTCTTTTGTCTTTAACTTAGGACAGCCTAACACATCTCGTACTTGTTTTGCATACTCCTTTTTTAAGAGGTTAGTATATCTATGCTTATAGTTTTTAATAGAACCAATTTCGAGAATGTAACGGAAATCTAAATCATAATGATCCAGTACTTTTTTGATATTATCAGTTAATGAAATATTTTCTATTGTTACTAAAAATCTCAATACAACTGGTGTTCCATACAACTTTTGTATTTTAGTAGCATAAGAGGCCAAACGTATAATGTCGCCATATCCATAAGAATTTTGTGTAATGATTTCTAAACCATTATCATTCTCATGGATCTTGGCTCCTTTTATAAATTCATCCTTGAGCATACAACCGTTCACAAAGATTTTCTAAAACAGCTTGATTCCAATCAAGCTTTTCTTTTAATTCATCTAATTCATGGTTTAATTTACTGATTTTCTCAGCTTGCTCATGAAGTTTCATTTCTAATTGACTAGTCGTCGTCATTCAGTCCATTCCTTTCCAACTGCTGAAGCATCCCATACCCATTGTCTGTAAGTTGAATCACCGACAACAACAACGTCAGTATCACCAACTTCAGTCCAAACACGATCATCCATCCACCTGTGGTAGTATGCAGGACCACCCCAGACTCTACGAGCCCGTTGATAGGTGGCATCATCCATACCTACATAGTGAATAGTTTTAGTCCCAGTCATTATCAAACCTTGTTGTTTCATACATTGTTTCGCCATAGTACTCTTTAGCGTACTTAGAAGCATCAGTCCAGTGATACATGTTAGACTCTTTTGGAATCTCAATTTTCTTAGGACCGGTTTTGTAGTTTACCATCTCATATGTTTTTTGAGTTTTGGCTTTGACCTTTGCCATTTTCTTACGACGTTGGTCGATTTTTTTGATAAGAGCCATGCGATCTTCATATGTTGTAGCAACTGCCATGTTCATTCCTCCATTTGATAAAACCATACTACACTATTACGATTCAATTGTAAACAAAAAAGTGAGCTACTGCTCATTTTTTTCTACAACTACCAGATCATAAGCACCTTCACTTAGATTAAAAGCTTTCATTAGTTTAAGGTACATCTCAGGCTTCATAGTAACAACGTCATATCTATTCAATTTTTCATTCCACTGTCGAATATGACAATAATCATCATAAAGGAGAGCTCCAACATCTTCTAGCTCTCCTGAGTTATCCATGATGGTGATAAGTGTTTCATCCATATCAAATTCGATTGTAATCATCCCCAATCTTTCTTATCGCCACGTTGTTCGTTTTCTTCATAGCCAGCATAGTAGGCTTCGATTTCATCAGCAGTCATACCTTCACGACCTATACGCTGAGAAGTCCCAGTTCCCCCAAGATAATAATGAGGGTTGCTGCCACGGCCGTAGTAGCTATCAGCGCCTCCCCGATCGAAAGGCCCGCCATGACGCGCATCATATTCTTTACCATTGTACTCTACCATTCCCATTACGCTACCTCCGCAATACAGTTAGGAACTTTACCTTCACGGTCTTGACCAAGAATACCAGTGATTAGGTCTTCACGGTTATAAGCAAGATTGATAGTACGAATTGTACCCCATCTCCAAAGACCACGATCATCAACTTCATTGTAAAGTTGCTTATGACGGATGTCTGCTTCTTTTGCAGACTCAAACAATTCGATTACAAAATCGCCTTTAGCGTTATTTGCTTGTACTTGATATTTCATAACCATTCTCCTTCATTTGATATATCTATACTACCATATTGCAAATCGATTGTAAACAAAAAAGTGAGCAGCTAGCTCATTTTTTTATAAATAGAGATAAATCGATTATATAGGAATAGATATGTTTAAGACAATTATGATCCGCGTAAAAGATAATGAGATCTCTGAAAAATATGCTAGATACTGTGCGAAATCGTGGGCAGGATTTGATCTTCGTTTTTATGATGCTATTACTCCAAACACACTACAAAGACAATCTGGTTTAACGTTTGGAACACGCTCGAATGGCCGAGAGCTCACTGATACAGAAAAAGCATGTTTCTATAGTCAATATAATCTTTGGAAAAAATGTGCAATTGAAAATGTACCAATTCTTATTTTAGAGCATGACGCGTATTGTCAAACTCCAGGCGCAATAGAATTTAATCCACATCTACAAGTACAATTCTTTGGACAACATGCAATGGAGGCTGTGATGTTCCATCCGCAATTTGCAAAAAGAATTGTCAATTATTGCGAAAACAATGCAGTGTCTGGTCCTATGCAACTAGTGGATAGTTTATTAGGATATTTTAATAAAGGTTCTCAAAGTAGACATGCACTACCACACGCTAGATATATGGGCCAAATGGCTCCAGTGAAATCGGTGATTGATCCAAAAATTGGAACAACTGTAGATCATGATGGTTCTACAGCAGATAGATTGAAAAAAGATGCTGATCTATTTAAAATAGTAGATCTTTAAACATAGTATCCAATTGCCATAAATCTAGTATAGTTCGGCATTTTCTTAGAACCTTTATATAAAATCTTTGTAAGGTTATTTTGTTTCGCTAATTGCTCTTCAGACTTTACACAATTGATATGCTCTTCAACTGATGTATAATCATTTGATTGCAACGCATATGTGGGACCGTATTCCGCTGGAATATCTGGCATGTGTTCACAACTAGTATTGATAATTAAATCATAACTAGAGTGGTCTGAAAACTCCTCAGCATTCATTGAAATATTAGAATAATTTTTATCTAGATCATTAACTTCAAAATACATATCTCTATGTTTATGAGTCATGGGATTATTATCTAAAAAATCAAACCAACCTACATTACAATTCAATTGCATTAGTTCCCATAGTAATAAACTATTCCAACTTCCAAGAACTAAAACCTTATCCCAATTTGGTGTAAGGTTAGCGATCTCTTCAACCAACCATTTTTTACATTCTATCTGATTAGGCCTAAAGCTTTCTACAACATCAATTGCAGAATAATCTTTTTGTCTTGCCATGTGATAACATAGATTGGCAAGTCTACCTAAAACAACTTCATCCATTACGCTACTTGAAACCACTCTGGAATATTGCGTTTTGTCCAAGCCATTTTGAAACGCGATTGTTTAGTTTGATAGAAAGCACGATAAGCTTTGACCGGATCGCCAAGAGCAATACACTCAGGATAGTCAGCCATTGCTAATTTGAATGGAGTAAGTGGACCAACCGGAATATTACGTGGAGGCTGAATTAAGACGTCTTTCAATTTTGATGTACCATGTTCTTTACCATACCGATATGTATACTCATCGAGCAAGGCTACAAAATGATCGTAGTGCCAGATATAATTGGCATCAGATTCCATAGTCCATACAGTAGATGGATGACCATGATGGACAGCTTTGTATAGCCGTTCTTCTTTGTATGGCTTAGGATGGACCCAATAGTTAATCATACGCTTACCAGATTTTGATGGACGCTTTTCAACATAGCCATCAATCATACGGTGGGCCGTGGATAGCATTTGAGCTGACTCAACAATCATTTTAACTACATGCTTGTCGCATTGTAGCTGTGCGGCTTTGACGGGGTCTTCTGACAAAATAAAAATATTCATAAGAGTATACTATCACGCTTTTTTCTTATTGTAAACAATAAAATGCATCTCACATGCTTTTTCCGATTGTTTATCTGTCCAATCAAAAATCTTTGAGACGTCTTTTAAGAGCTTCTCTTTCGACTTCTCCATCCCATCCCATTGCGAAATCATGTCCCAAAGTATTTCGTCGATTTGCATCCAGTTCATTTCTTTGGATGCTTTCCTGCGCATTGGCTTTTTGTTTAGCGTCTTCTTCTTCACTAATCTTTTTGAATTGTTTGAGGATCCACTCATGATAACGCTCCTGATCTGGCATTTTGATGACCTTTCTTATAAATATTAGAATAGAGAAAAATGGAGGGAACAATGGCCGCAGCAAAGACACTAGAGCCAAATTCAATGTTTGCGCATTTAGACGCAGATGGCGATGGAATAATCACCGACGAAGAAATGGCTCGTGCAAAAGAGATTGCAGAGTTTGAACATAAAACTAGAATGCAAGAAAATGAAGACAAGAAAGAAGACCAGATCCGTGCGATGGCATGGTTTGCTCTATGGGGCATGCTTCTATATCCTGTCACAATCATTGTTACATCCGTAATTGGTCAAGCAACTGCAGCTCAATTAGTAAGCGATATTGCTCCTACTTATTTTGTTGCCATTGCTGGCTTGGTTGCAGCATTCTTTGGTGCTCAGGCTTACTCTAAAGGTAAATCACCTGCAGCTGAAAAGAAATAACTATCCTTGATAGATCGATTGTAAATGATCTTCAAATTCTTCAACTTTGGCCAATCTATTTGGCCAAAGAATATAATCTTTTTCAGGGTTCTTTTTCAAATTATTTAACAACGGAATAATAGCGTTATAGAGTTTATCTAAGCGTTCTTGTGTTGTTAAAGCCAATTGTTCAGCATTATCTGCTTTAGCTGCTGTTTGTTGAACAGCTTGTAGTTCTTGTTCGTCTACAGCTGTAAAACCGAAATCAAAAATGTCTGACATTAGTACCTCTTAGGAATTACTGGTTTCCAATTACCGTCATTACCATATGATCCAACCAATGTAAAGTTATCATATTCGCCAACTGCATAAACCATAGCTGTACGTAAACGAAGAAGCTTGTCTTTCATTAGTTCTTGAGCATAAGCTTTTGCCCATGTAAGATTATCAAAGTTTGGACAATCTTGTTTACGACCACCCGGACGCCATCCAACTACACGAAAGTATAGAGCATTATTACGGATGTTTTCTTCCCATTCATCTACTGGTTTTAGATCTCCACGTTTTGCTACCATAAAAAAATCCTCCTTGTGATGTTATTATTCTATCACAAAGAGGATCAATTGTAAACCATAAAATTATATTTATTCGTCTCGATCTCTTATAGACCATTTAGAATTAAATAAACGCTTTCTCAATTCATAAGTATATCTACTCGTTTCTTTCTTCATATCTACTCTTTTTACTTTATTTACTCGTTTAGAGAATGTAAGACTACAAATTGGATCTCCAGCATGATAAACATATTTAGCATCTTCTTTAGGAAAGAATAGAAATGTATTTAGCTGAATTGGCTTTGATGATTGTTTTAAAATTCCAGGAGAAACACGATATTCTGGCTCACAATATAAGAGTGGTTCACCAAAATAAATATCAAAATCTTTATTCTTTGCCCAAAAATTTGGTACAGTTTTTAAGATGATCTTTTTTTCTAGATGGCTGCTTTTCATTTCATTAGCATGCCCAATAATCGTAATTGCTTCAGGACTTTGGCATGAATATTTCCAAGTACCATCTTTGCCTGTTTCAATTAAAACATCACATGGCCAAAGTAAATTTGCAGTTCGTGTAAAATATTCGCCTAGTCCTGGACAAGTCTTGACACTTCTTACATTGTTTGCATTATTTGAAATAAGCCTATTCCAATCATTTTTTAACACTTCTCCTAAGCTATTATAGCCATGATGGAAAAGGCTAAGCCTGTCCCACCATGAAGGTCTTAAGACTTTTTGTATGTCTAAGAAATCACGCAGCTCATCGCCTTCTGGAGGGGTGAAATGCTGGCCTGGACGGTTATTAAAATCATATTCTAATACTGACATTATGTTTACTCTTTAAATGCGCTATATTCACCACCAATATAATTGAGATTTAATACTAATCTAGTTTTAGAATTTGTACTAGTGGTACCGAAATGCTCCATAGAACCATCAAAGTAAACAAGTCTATTTGCTTTTGATTCCACCTTTGTGCCATCACTAAATCCAGTATATCCATCATTATCATTAATATAATATACCGCAGTTGTAAATGGAACTGAGATGTTAGCATCGGTGTGAGGCAAAAACTCGTGTACTTTTGGAGTTACTGGAGTTAGATTTAATTTTGCTCTTAATAACATTTCAGGAGCAAGACGGTCTAAAACTGGAGCAATCAATCCAATTTGATCACTTGGACCATTTAAAGCTCCTAGGCCTTTATAAAATATATGGACAAATTGTTGCTCATAAATACTATCTTCAAAATCTTCGCTTCTCGCTTTATATGGATAATAAGTCCAAGGGATCTTTGGTGTATTATTATTTGAACCTATGAGAGTCGTTTTCAAATAAGCAAATTCTGGAGCTGGTAAAAAATCATCAATGACAGTAATACCATTGATGACTTCAATCTTATCTTCTTCTTCAATTTTCATTATATAACCTTATTGATTAGATTCAGTATTATCTATAAAGGTTTCCAATACACCAAAAATGCCTTCAATTTTTTCATGATGTGTATCATGATCTAATTTATGCTGAGCATATAGAGCAGAATGAGCTCCACTCAACTTTAAAAAGTCATTGTTAATATCCACAATCTGTGCTTGTAGATCATCCATACGAGCATCATTTTCTTTGATGCCTTCCGCTAATGTGTAAATAATAACTGCTGCAATAATTTCCATAACTACTCCTTTACTTCAATTCTCATACAAATCGCTTGCTGGTTGACAGGAAAATGACCAAAGCCTATCCCAATATCAGCGCTTAATTG